CAGCGTTCTCTAACAGGTCTATAAGACAACGCTCGTCGTCCAAAAGGACAAACGAGCATCCATACAAGTTAAGTAGATAATGCTTCCCCATTTTACAGTGGATTCTCCTCCGCTTCCTTAATCAATGAACTCACAATATCTTCTGTGCCGTCCATTGTTTTGATAGCATAGAGAGATGATTTCTGATATTTTTTAATTTTTTTGTACTGCTTTAATACAACATCAATGTTGTCTAGATCAATGGTAATATTTGCATCTTTACCAATTCTATTTTCTTTTCCTTGTCCACCAAATCCTGCACTCATTTTCTTTTCTTTTTTTCAGGTTGCTTATAACCCCAAAGTTTGGGATTGACTCTTCCGTATCCAAAGTCAATCTTTTTAACTGCACCAGGACCATACTTGTCATAATACATATCAAAAAGATTTACCATTTTAGGGCATCTAACAAGATCCATATAAGTTTCTTCTTCAAAAACATACCAAATTAAATATGCATCATTTGGAAAAGAAGGATCTTTGACTTTATCTAGAGTTGTTTTTTGAAGTAAAACCTCACATCCATATTCATGTGGCAGAACTTGATTTTCTTTTTTTGATGATCCTGCCATTTTCTTTTTCTCTCCAACAGCAACACTCATGAACGACCACCCCATTGAATATCTGGGAAAGCTTCGCTTACAATTTCTTTGGTAATTTTATATTTAGTTTGCAATCTTTTATCTTTTACCAAACAAAGAATCTCTGCCTCAAGAGGATGAAGTCCTTGGAGAATATTAATAAACATTGTTTCTCTACGAAGAGAACTCAATCCATCATTACCACCCTTCACAAAATTAAAAAACATTTCATATTCTTTACGAATTGAAGATCTTCCTTGATCCATAGAACCAAGAGAATTAGAACTCAATTCTTCCATTTTAGAAACAGCATCCTCAATTTTATTGCTTAGAGTTCCGCTATACGAAGTTTGCTCTCCAGCACTTGCATATGGAACATCTCCTTGAGGAAGTAATGAAATTACAGATTCATCAAAATTCCAAATAAGAATAGTTTTGAGAGAAGGATCTTCATATTTTCTAAGAAGTTCAACCTTCTTAGCATTTGTTCTTTGTTTTGAAACTAAGTTTAAAACTTCAAAAGTAAAAGGATTTACTGGAAGTTCTTCGGTAATAGTTTCACTCTTCTTCTTCGTCTTCGTCGTTGTAGTCATAATCGTTTTCAAAGCGTACAGATACTATTTCGTCAGGTATTACTTGTCCATTTTCATCAAAGAACTCTGGATGTAAATATGGAGGTCTTGATTCAAGTAAATGCCTATAGGTCAACCAACCTATTATACCTCCTGTCATAAAAAAGAGCAACGTGAACATTACAGTGAATGTAATTACATATGCTGTTTCCATTTGTTTTCTCCAGAGAGTTTATTTTTTTCTAACGTCAAAGTGAAATTCAATAAAAAAATGAAACTCTCTGCGGAAAAGAGAGATCATTTTACCAAACTTCACTTGAAAAGTTTTTGGTTTTTCTGACCTCTTCCTCCTATTTCTAAGTAATAACTCAACGCCTCTATTAATTTGAGGTTCTGGTTTATTTAGTTTTCTTTTTGAACCGTCAGGCATACTCAAACTAAATTTTGCTCTTTAAGAAAACTAACAGTATCATTACATCCACCAATATGCTTGTCATCAACAATTACTTGTGGGAATGTAGATCCTTGTCCAAATTCAGCATAAAATTCTTCACGAGTAAAATCAACGTTCAGTTTATAAACAACGTGCTGTAGATTTGCTAGTTCAAGAACTTGCTGAACTTTTGTACAGAAAGGACAACCATCTTTTGAATAAACAGTGAACTTCATTTATTTTTCGCGTTTTTCGTAGTATTTAGTGTTTGATCATTATAGGACGCTTGAGGTTTTCTGTAAAGACCAGGCCAAGTATCACGAATAATATCAGCAAGTTTATAAGGTGTCTGAGTTGTAATCATCTAACGTGGTGTCCTCCAAACATGTAACGCATACCGTTTAGAATCTTGGCAGCGAAAGTGCCCAGATTGCGTGAATTAAATCTTTCATAAAGAGCAGTTGTGATGACAGGAGCGGGAACCCCCAGATCCACAGCAGCATTAACTGTCCACCTACCTTCACCGCTGTCGGATACCCCTCCAGAGAAGTTAGAAAGCTGTGGGCTGCGGCGCAACACATCAGCAGTAAGATCAAGTAACCAGCTACCAACAACGCTACCGCGACGCCATAACTCAGCAACTTCAGCAACATCAATATCATAGCAGTAGGATTCTGGGTCTGCCATTGGCGCAACCTCTGCGTCTCCTTCTCTGACATACTGTGCTCCATTATTAGCATTCTTGATAATGTTGAAACCTTCGGCATATGCTTGCATGATGCCATACTCAATGCCGTTATGAACCATCTTCACAAAGTGACCAGCGCCAGGACCACCACAATGCAACCAACCGTACTCTGCAGATGTTATAGGTGAGTCAAACTCAGTCCTCTCGGCAGCATTGATTCCTGGGGCAAGGGCATTAAAAATGCTTTTACAAGTGGCGACTGCAGTATCTCCACCGCCAACCATAAGACAGTATCCACGATCCAAACCGTAAACACCACCGCTAGTGCCACAATCAATATATTGGATACCCAACTTTGCCAAGCGTTCTGCTCTCTTCCGACTGTCTTTAAAATTGCTATTGCCATGATCAATAATAATATCTCCTTCACCACAAAATCGTAGTAACTCATTGATCGTTTCCTCTACTGTTTCGGCAGGAACTACCATCTGAAAAATTCCTGGTTGATTATTTTGCTTAACTATTTTGACAAGATTTTCTATTGTAGTTGCAATTCCATTTACATATCCTTTTTCATATGCTTCACTTGCCTTTTCATAGTTCCTTCTGTAACCCCATACTTCAATACCTGCTTTCATCATACGACGGGACATACCTTCTCCCATCCTTCCTAGTCCAATCATTCCTACTCTCATAACCTTTCTCCTATTTTAGTTTCAGTGGATAATCCCACTTTGTAATTGCTTTTTCTTCTGGTCCCCAAACTCCTTCCTTATAAGAATAAGGTCTTGTATTAATAGGGCAATAATCTCCTGTACATAGAAGATCATCAACGATTCTCCAAGATTCTAACACTTCATCTGCGTGAACAAAGTGTGATTGATCTTCGTTAATCGCATCATAAAAAAGTTTTACATAACCATCAATTGCTTTCTCTACAGGATAATGATACTGAAGAAGTGCTGGTTCTACCAGATCATTTAATCCTGGTGATTTAATATCAATACGCATATCCAAATGTGGATCTGGTTGTAATCTCATTACAATTCTATCATTACATTCGTGACCTTCAAACAATTGTTGCGGTGGTGCTTTAAATTTAATCACAACCTCAACACATCCAACTGGCATTTTCTTACCAGTCATAAAATAGAAAGGAACACCTTTCCATCTCCAGTTATCTACATACAACTCACCAGCAACAAAGGTTGGTGTCTGTGAATCATATTTCACACCTTCTTCACTCTTATATCCATCATACTGTCCAAGAACCACATTATCACCCAATCTGGTTGCTGCCAGAACCTTAACCTTTTCTCTACGAATCTCTTTAGCGTCATTCTTACAGGGAGGTTCCATAGCAATCAGTGCCAGAACCTGAAGCATATGGTTCTGGAGCATATCTCTTACAGCACCAGCAGTATCGTAATACTGGGCACGTCCTTCACAACCAATTGTTTCGGTTGCAAAGATTTGAACTTCCTCTATGAAATTTCGGTTCCATAGTGGTTCAAGAAGAATATTGCTAAAACGAGTGGCAAGAATGTTATTAACAGTATCTTTGCCGAGATAATGGTCAATGCGATATACTTGTTTTTCGCGTAGATATCCAGAAACCACAGATTGTAAATAATTAGCAGATTGAAGATCGGTGCCAAAAGGTTTCTCAATAATAACTCTAGATTTTTCTGCGTCATCTAACTTACCTGCTTCTTTGAGGTTTGTAACAGCATCGGCATATCGTTCTGGAGGAACTGACAGAAAATATGTCATATCCTCATAATCGTGTAGTGATTTAAGAGATTCGGCATCACTTAAATCACAAGGAGTATATTCAAGTCGTTTAATAAACTCTTGGGAATAATGTCCAAGAGTTTCAACCCAACTCTCTTTATTGTGTTGGGTTCTAGAAGCACCAATGATCTTCAATCCTTTTGGTAAAAGATTTTTCTTATGAAGAGTATAAAGTGCTGGAATCAGTTTCTTCCTGCAGAGATCTCCAGTTGCTCCAAATATAACTATCCCTTTCATACTAACTCCATCGCTTTTACAAGTTCAATATAATGATTCATTTCGTCTACAGCAATTTGAGCAATCTTTTTATCCTTTGGGTGAAACCAAAGATAGTTTAGATATGTTTCTGTTGCGTGAAGTTCAACATCAGCATTCAGGTGATAAGCAGATACAGGATCAAGAAGATAATAGACAACCATAATCCAATAGTAGATGAGAACCAAATGATAAGCGAAAAAGCGATCAAACCAGCGATCTGCTCCACCACGTAACTCCATTTCCTTGAGGTGTTCCGTTTCATTGACTGTCTGCTCAAAGTGTTCTCTCATTAGATCATAATGTTCTTCTGTTCTAAGTCCCAGTGATTCTTTTAGATGAAGCACACTTAGAAAAGAAAAATAAGGTGCTCGGGCAATCGTTTCAAGAACCCAAAACCTTTCAATTGGTAGTCCATAATAAAGAAAATCTATGATCCCTATTGTAATTTTTAGAACAAAATCATTAAACGTTTTCATCATTTACGCTCCTAAGAACTTCTTCCCAGTCCTTCTGGAATAAATCAAGTCCCTTCTCAGTCATAATGTTTTTATACATTCCCCAGAATACTGTAGGGGGAATGGTAACAACATCAGCACCAGCAAGAGCAGATTGTTCTACTTGTCTTACATCACGAAGAGATGCAGCAAGAATTTGAGTGTATGTGCGAGATTGATTGAATGCTTGACGAATATTCTTGATGAGTTCAATACCATCAATTGAGTTGTCCATCCAACGTCCAACGAATGGTGAGATGTATGTTGCTCCTGCCTTTGATGCAAGTATTGCCTGAGCAACAGAGAACACCAGAGTTACATTTGTTTGAATTCCTTGCTTGGATAAGAATTTACAAGCCTTTAATCCCTCCACAGTACAAGGAACTTTAATTGTAACTGCTGGTGCAATTGAATAATACTTTTGTGCTTGTGAAAGCATTTCTTCATGGTCATCCGCAACAACTTCTGCAGAAATGCTTATTAACTCTGGAAATTCTTGTGATATATTTTCAATTACTTCTTTTAATTGTCTACCACTTTTAAGAATCAAAGTGGGATTTGTGGTAACTCCGTCCAATAGTCCAGTATCATATGCTGAACTAATCATTGCAACATCTGCTGTGTCTAAAAAGATCTTCATAAAAGAAAAAGAACTCCTAAGTAATTATACGGAGTTCTTTTTCAATGTCATCAAAATGTTATGGATCGAACATATTATTCTATCATAGACATCACAAACATAAAGATACCAAATAGTATGAAGACCGTAAGTATAAAGAACATATGCTTAAAAGTACATCATCGAAAGAGTGAATACAACAAACACAATAACTGTGAACATCATTATTCCTACGCCTGCCCAGATTACCCAAGGCTCCATAGGTTCGTGTTGAGAATTATGAGACATTTTGTTGGTGCTTTTTAACATATTTAATCATATTCTTAATCAATTCAACATCTTCATTAACATATCCAATTGTTCTATTACAAACATTACAAAGAAGACCCCTAACCTCACCAGTTTTATGATTATGGTCAACATAGAAAACATCTACTCCACCACCTCTACCAGATTTTCTACCTTTTGGGTCAGTAGATTTGCAAATAGCACACCTATGTCCTTGCTTTTCTAATAGAGAATTATACTCTTCAATACCAATACCATAAACTCTTTTCAAATTTTCATCCCTCTTTTTTATAGGGTCGTAATTTTCTTGTTGTTTTTTTACATAACATTTTTTACATTTACCGTGATATCCATACGGAGTTCCATTTCTTACAGTTTGATAAAATTCTGTAAGCGGTTTTAACTGATTGCAGATTTTACAATTTTTCATAATCGGTTTAGTTATTAAAGTTATTATACCATAACTTCAACTATTTAGCAATAAAAAAGACCCCTTTCGGGGTCTTCGTTAGAAAACTCTAACTTATCAACCAATCGCAGGAGCAGTCAAGGCAACAGGAGTTACTTCGGCAGCAGCGAGGTCCAGAGGAAAGTTATGGGCGTTTCTTTCATGCATAACTTCAAATCCAAGATTTGCTTTATTCAAAATATCAGCCCAAGTAGGAATTACTCGGTTTTGACTATCAAGAATACTCTGGTTAAAATTCAGTCCGTTGAGATTAAAAGCCATCGTAGAAACACCAAGAGCAGCAAACCAGATACCAACTACAGGCCAAGCAGCAAGAAAGAAGTGCAGTGAACGAGAGTTGTTAAAAGAAGCATACTGAAAGATAAGGCGTCCAAAATAACCGTGAGCGGCAACGATGTTATAAGTCTCTTCTTCTTGACCGAACTTGTAACCATAGTTTTGACTTTCGTTTTCAGTAGTTTCACGAACCAGTGAAGACGTGACCAGAGAACCGTGCATAGCACTAAACAGAGAACCACCAAAGACACCAGCAACTCCCAGCATATGGAATGGGTGCATCAGGATGTTGTGTTCTGCTTGGAAAACCAACATGTAGTTGAAAGTTCCACTAATACCCAGAGGCATCGCATCAGAGAAAGAACCTTGACCGAAAGGATAGACCAGGAATACAGCAGAGGCAGCAGCAACAGGAGCACTGTAAGCAACGCAGATCCAAGGACGCATACCTAGACGGTAAGAGAGTTCCCACTCACGACCCATATAAGCATAAATGCCGATAAGGAAGTGGAACACAACCAGTTGGAAAGGACCACCATTATAGAGCCACTCATCAAGAGATGCAGCTTCCCAGATGGGATAAAAGTGCAGTCCAATTGCGTTGGACGAAGGAACAACAGCACCTGAAATGATGTTGTTTCCGTACATAAGAGAACCAGCAACTGGTTCACGAATCCCGTCGCCTACATCTAACAAACAACCATATCTTTTGACTTAGGTTGCTTCTGTTGACGAATTTGATTTGCTCGTTTTGCGTTTTCTACTCTTCCACCATTTTCTACCCACTCTTTCCAAGTTTGTAGATGAGAAATACATTCGTTTATTCTTTCTCCTCTTCTTACTCCCATATAAGGAAGTATTTTTTGTAGAATGAATAAAACCTTTTCCTTCTCTCCAATGTGAAGTGTATAAACTTGTTTTCCCTTTACAGTTTTTCTTGATGGTGAGAAATAAGATTTATCTAAAAGTTTACTTAACCTTTGGATAATATCTTCATCTACCATAGAAACTTTGATAAAAGGTGCTGGTGGAGTATTAGAAACTTCGTAACGGTCTTTGGAACGATTATCTATTCCAAAGTATCCTTCACCTTCTAATAATCCAGCAATCCAAGCAACATCAGTTTCAGTTAAGTTTAACATTTTACTTTTGCTTCTTCTGTATTATTTATACAGTATTAGCAAGAAAAAGTCAACAGTAGATGTGTGGACTATATCTTCACCCTTCATAGAAGGGGCTGGGCACTTAAACCTGTTATTAAGAGGACTGAACCTCTCAGGTAGTCTCTGAACCTTCCTCAAGTGTACTTGAGGCTTGGCTGCTGATTGCCTTTCGGTTTCCAGCATTTCACCCAGTTTCGTCAACATCCTTACGGATGAGGGACACCGATTAGTTAATGTCTACGGGAGGGGCAGCAATAAATGCCACGATGAAACAAATCGTTGCGGCAAGCAGACAAGGAATCATCAGAACACCGAACCACCCCACATAAAGTCGGTTGTCGGTTGACGTAATCCAGTTGCAAAACTGTTCCCAAGTATTTGATTGTCGTTTTTGTGAAATTGTAGCAGTCATTTGTTTTAAAAGGGTAAGTAAAAGTCCAGGGGGTTCTGGATGTTACAATATTCCCACACTACCCTCCAGTGTGGGTATGAGAGACTGTGTTTAACCTCCCCATAGGTCTCGGTTAGGTAGAGGACAACATTAAGAAACTGTTACACTTCTTAACCTGTTGATGTATTTATTGTACCAGAACTTCAGGTCCGTGTCAATCCCGCCCCTTAAATGGAGGTGAGAAGCAAACTCATATCATTAACAGTAATATCACTATCATCAGTTTTATTACGAATATAAAGTTCCACATAATCACCTTGATTATGGTCGTGAATATCAGTCAAGTGTACAGTGTAATATGTGTTGTAATCACAAGATCTAATAGTGGTTGCGGAAGTTGTTAATATAGTTCCTATTCCAGTAGATGAGTTATAGTCTAAAATACCAATTTCAATATCAGGTTCTATACTTGGATTTTCCGTCGTAAATGATACTGTTGCTTGAGATAAAAATCTTCTATCAATTGCAACATTATAAGTTAATCTATTTTCAGATGCTGTGAATTTAGAATTGATAGACCCTAAAGTTGTCGTCACACCAACAATTTTAGTCCAAACGTTTGTATTGCCAACACCAATTACCGTATTTGTTGAATTATTTCTCATATAAAACTGCCCAGAAGCAAAAGTATTTGGAATACCACGATTTCCTTCAAAGAATGTATCTCTACCATTAATATCCGTATGAGTGCTTACCCCAATTTTTGTTCCTGGACCAGAGAAGTTGCAGGTCTGTAAAATAAAACTTTCGGGAGAAGTGAAAGTTACTCCATTATTAACTGTAATTCCAGTATATCCAAATGGAACTACAAAAGAACAAACAGTTACACGAATACGACGAGTGCAAATAAAAGTACTTGGGAAATTAAGAATAGATTTTGTACCACCAAGACCAAAGTTTCCACTAAACAAACACTGGTTAAATCCTACAGTTCCTGTAGTACCATCAAAAGTTAAATCTTGACTGTCCAAAAATGCACCATCAAGCATAATGAAGTTATTGTAAGAAGAAATAATTCCTACTTTCGCACAGTTTGTAAAGTTTACTCCAAACCAATCAAGTGCTTGTGTTCCATATCCAGTTGCATCAAGATTGATTGCATATGGTGCTTCAAGAGTAATATTACGAAGTGGAAGAGAATAATGACTACTTAATAATGCAGTTGTTGTACTAATACCAGTAGATTTAATCCTACAGTTCTCTGATGAACCACCGAGAATTGTGGTATTCTGTCCCGCAACT